TCCTTTAGGTGGGTGGGGCTTCGGCCCCACCTACCTACAGCGAGGAACAATGGCTCTAGACCTAGCAAAGTTCCGCAGTTGGGCCCGCATTCCTCACACAGAGGATGACCCGGCTATTGGCATTGCTTGGTCTGCCGCAGTACGCGAACTAGAAGAGCGCACCGGGTGGTGCGTGGAGAGTGTCACCAGAACCCAGTGGGTGCCCTCAGCGCCCTTGACGAACTACGGCGGTCTGTACCTTCGTTTGGAGCGCCAAGGCGACCTGGCGGGAACTACGGTCACCTACAGCGACAGCGCTACGGTGCCGCTCACCGGCACGTGCGCAAAGATCATGATTAACGGCCTGGTCTACGTCGATATGGAAATCGACAACCTGACCTACCCGGTCACCCTGACCGTGACGGCCGGGAACGCAGCGCTTAACCCGCTGCTCGAGATGGCGCTTCTCCAGCGCGTCGCGCACCATGTTGCAAGCCGCGGCGATGACACGGTAGCCCTGGACTCGACCTACTGGGATCGGATCACCGGCATGATGAGTAAGGGCATCGGCTGATGGCCGGGCACGTTCCATCCGGAATGATGCGCCTCGTTATGACGGCGCAGAATCCAGTAGCCACGGTTGACACATTTGGCCAGGCGCAGGAGTCTTGGTTGTCGTTTGCTACCATCGCGGTGCACATTGAGGTTGCAAACACGGAAGAGACAATGGTAAACGGCGGCTCAAGCGTGCGTACCGATTGGCGCATCCTCGCTGCTTTCCATCCGTCCGTAACCACGCGTTCTCGTTTGCTCTTAAATGACAACGGCACTACGCGAACGTTCTTTATTAAAGGTTGCTGGGATCGCGATCAGAAGCGCCGACGCCTTGAGATTAACGCGGTGGAGGTAACCGAATGAGGTTCCACGACCGATACATGGGCTCAACTCGTAGCGGTGGCGGTGGTTCTTCACCTTCGTCGAAGTCTGTTCGCATTCTTATTGATACAAACGAAGTCACGCGCACACTAGCGCGGCTTTCGCCCATGCTGAACGAAGCCGTACGAAAGAAGGCAATCCGTAAGGGCTTTAAGCCGTTTGTTGGCAACCTGAAAGCCGTCCTGATGAATGCGCCCTACATCCGCAGCGGAAAGAACACCCACCGCAAGGCAATCGGGGCCGCTACGCGTGTTAGTTCTCCTAAGCGAATGGCCGGGCCAGGCTCGTCTATCCGAGCAGAGCTTGGCGTTCAACTTGGAAAAAAGGGCGGCGCGCGCGCTGGCGGCAAACAATTTGTGTTCCCCTGGACTGAGAACGGATTCATTCACAAAAACTCAGACCGCATGATTCCCGGCAACCACTACGGCGAGATGTGGGGCAAGGCAAACGTGAACCGGATCATGCAAGCGATCAGCACGGAAATTCTCATTGAGGCTCGGAAGATCCTCGGAATGGGGAATACCAGTGTCCCTAAGTAATATTCAACGCGCTGTCCAGGCGGCACTTGAAGCCAACGCAGACACGTTCTGCGGTGTTCGCCAGGCGGGTGTTGCAACACCGTGTTACGTCTACGAAATCACCAGCGCTGCTATTGATGTTGTTACTTCAGGCATACCTTCCCTGTGCCATTGGACGGTAACCGTCCAAGTGGAAGCCATCGCCGATACGGTCGATCAGTGCCTCGGACTAGTTGACGATTTGCGGGCTACGTTTACTTCACCAATTACCAACGCCACCTACGACTGTGTGCTTGTGTTGTCAGCGTTCAGCGTGACGATGAGCACCGAATCAATCGATGACGGCAAGACCGATGCGGAGCGCATTGGGACTATTCAACTCGAACTACTTGTACAGGAGACCACCTAATGGCAATCACTCCCGGATACGGCGGAGCGCTTACGCTCAACTTCCAATCGTCAACCGCTGTTTCGTATGCAGCCAAAAATGTCACATTTAGTCATTCGCGCTCATCGCTTGACTCCACAAGTCTTGCTGACTTTGCCGAGAAGCGGATGCCTGGCCGCATTCAGCGTAGCGTTACGTTTGACTGCATGGCAGACTCATCGCTCGATGCGGCCATTCGCACGCACATGAACCCGACCACCATCGCACTGGCGCAGGGTGTCACGGTGGCATTCAGTTACACCGACAAGGGTTCAATCGCTTACACCATCACCGGACACCTAACCAGCGCAACGCGCACCGATGACGGTTCGGGCCCTGGTATGTGGTCAATGACACTTGAGGAGGCTTGATGCCGTTTGATCTGTCTTCAATCTCACCAAAGCCACGGCGCGTTGATGTGCCTGGTGTTGGCGTCATCATGGTGCGTGAGCCTACGATGGCGGACTACACCCGCGCAGCCGCTGATCCGTACTGGTGGGCGGCTTGCTTGTCTTGCATCGATGGGACGCCGTTTGTCCACAACCACGGAGAGATGGCAAACGTGCGAGCGGACATTTGTTCGGCGCTGCTAGAGGAGATCAACCGGGAACGTTTTACGACGCCGCCGAACGGCGGCTCTGGAGAATCGCAGACGCCGAGCAACGCATGAACATGAGCGGACTCATTGCTAAGACGGAACTGACCACCCTTGAGCGGTGCGAATGGCTGCTCACGGCCCTGGTGTGCAATGCTGTCGGTCAGAAGCCACAGCGCTGCATTCCTTGGTTAAAAAAGGAGACCTATGGCAGATAAGAGCATGAAAGCCGTCATTCGCGCTGAAGTTGATCCGTCCGGCGTCATTAAAGGCGTCGCCGCAACCAATCGCGAACTGGCCAAGTTGAACAGCAAGACGAGCGCTATCGCTGTCGGTGCATCGTTCAACATGGCGCAGATGGGCTTTCAGATGCTAATGAGCGTTTTTCGCATGATGGATCGACGCGTTTCCGAAATGGCGCAGATGTCTACGCGGTTTTCGCCCGAGGCGCAAACTGGCGTGATGAGAACCAAGATGCTTGAATTAAAGCGCGAGCAGTTTTATGCAGAAAAATTCGGTTTAGATGTGGCTGGCAGTGAACGCGTAAAGCGTGAAGGAATCGTAAGACGCGCCGAACAGGACGTGGCTTCCGGAACTGGAGGCATTTCTTTTATTCAAAGCCTTAAAGAAGATGCTTCTTCGCTTATGAATGCAAGCTCGGGAAACTTCATGGAAAACATGATGGATCCAAGCAAACTAATAATGGATCAGCAAGTGAACGCAAGGCGTTTCAAACAGTTACAAGGCTTTATGCCTTTCTTAAGCGAAGATTATTTGCTTCAAAAAAGGGCAAGTGGCGGGTACGGATTGAATCTCGAAGCGTTTGGACAGATGGGGCAAAACATGACCGCCGGAATGAGTGACAACAAAGATAGAGATATTCAAGTTAGGGAAGCCATCATTGATGCTGAGAACTTGCGCATGATGCGCGAACAGAATCGGCTTCTGAAAGGTGGCTCGTAATGTCATTCACACTCGTTGAACGCGCAAACAGCCGCAGTTATTCACTTGTTCCAACGCCAGGTGAGTCCTTTATCACTTTGCAGTACTTGATGACGTGGAGCAGCGCCAGCACACAGCCAACCGAGGGGCAGATTCTTGCTGCTGCTGGAACTCCTCCAAGCCGAATCAGTTCATCGGTTTACACGGGCAACTCATACCTAAAAACGATGGTGGTTCGCGAGGTTGCCATTGAGCCAGTACGGGAACGGCAGAACGCTTGGATTGTCACGCACCGCGCAAGCACGCGCAACGGTTCGTTACTTAGTGAGACAGACGGCAGTTACTGCACGTGCACCCGCGCTACGGTGGTTCGATCAACTGCCATGTACCGCAAGAGTCCTACTTTCCCAACGAACGGAACAGTGACGTTTTCGGGTGCTGGAGATATCGGCGGCACAGCCGTTGACACTAACGGAAAACCCAAGGTCTACGACGTACCGCAACAACTTGTAACGATTGAAACGCAATACGACAGAACGCTTCCGCAAGGGAGCCCAGCTGCTGAACCACTATGGTCGGTTTACACGTCTTACGTAGGCAATCGGAACAGCGCTGTGTTTCTCGGCTTTCCAATCGGGACGCTGCTTTACCAGGGCTTCCAGACGGCACCGGAAGACAACTACTACCGGATGAGCCACACGTTCCTCTATGACGCCTGGTACCACCTTGAGCAGATCCCCGCGCCGAATCCGACCGGCGAACCAGTGTTGGTTACTGGCGTCACTATCGGTGGTATCCCAATTCTGCAAGTCGACAAAGTTGTGTTCCTGCAACGGTACGACACGCTCTCAGCGTTCTCCGGCATCTTGTCAGCATTGGATCTGGCCGCGTTGACTAACCCGAAACCACTGGCAATTGCATAATGGCTTTCCAGAACCCCATCTTTAACGGGAACTTGTACGGCGGCCTGACACGGTTCGCTATGAACGGTTTCGCGCAGACTCAGCGTGTGGCAACTGCCAACGCCGCCGGCATTAAGTTTGCCCAGGGTGAAGCGTTTGCCAAGGCGCCCACCAAATCTGTTCTAGCATCGATCGAATCTGCCACGCTGTATTCGGACAACCGATGGACGTACTCAGTCAAAATATGGTTCCCGACTCCGATTACCGGTGGTGGCATCACTGTTCCAACAGCAGACCTAAGTGGGACATACGCCGCCGCGGTGAACCTTCGCGAGTGGCACAACACGCTAAACATCGTCGACGGCATGAATATTTCGGTCACCCCAGCTGCGACCATCGGGCCGGTTGGCAGTCAATACAACACCATCACAAACGTCTGGCCAACTACGCAACTCAGCGCGAAGGTGGAACTGCACATCTGCCACGACAGTGCCGGCGCCGTCTTCGCGTACTTCGATCGACCAAACCCAGTGCGATGCACACCCGCGGAGGAATAAATGCCAAACCTAGACCTAGCGCTTTCGTATCCGTCCGAAGTCATCGTCCCTGGAGAGGAATGGTCACTTGCCGGGACGATTGAGACCGAAGGTACTGCTAACGCATTCGATTACACGGGCTACAACGTCCGCGCAAACGTAACGGTCGGTTCGTACGCACTGGCGAGTACTGGCAACGTCACCGGTACAGCCGCGACCGGTACGTTTCTCCTAAAGCTCACAGCGACCATGACCGATCTTTATCCGTCTAACTCATGGGGAACGCTAGTGATTCATTTACACAACTCAACTACGCCGTCACTGAACAAACATGTAGCCACTATCGGCTTTCGCACCTCAGCGGAGACCATCTGATGTTCACCTCAATGTTTCGCAAGGCAATGCTCGGTGGTGGATCCCAAGTGAAGTCAATTATGACTGACCTTCTCGCAGGCACTGGCTATTGCGACTTCTTCGTGATTGGTGATTCGAATGCAGGAAACTACGACGCAACTGGCGCGCGTGGATACGCCGGAGGTTTGTGGGATAGTCTCGCGATTGATAATGTGGTCAACGAATACGGAACGCAATTTGCCGAATGTGGTTCGGACACTACCACCCAACTAAAAGGCGGTGCTCCTTCTGACGGGAACTATGGACTAGCGAAAACAGTCATCGCAACCACCTATGGGAACGTGTGGTCAAAGCACTACACGGGTACAGCAAATAGAACTACTTTGCTTGACAACATTTGGAAGCGCGGACTGCTTTCACCGGGAGCAACTAAAGAAGCAGCGTATTTAGAATCAACAAGTGCTCAAGCGTATACAGATACTTGGATGAAGTTTGGCCACAACTCAAGCGTATCAACTGCGCTAAGTTGCCAACACGCGGCTACGTTTCGGCTAGTTCTTGTCGGCGGTATCAATCAAAGCACAGCAGTCGTGCGCACCTGGGTTTACGCTGCCGTGTCAGGCGCTGATGCTTCGGCACAAGCAAACAACAATGTTCACAACGCAACATCTACGCCGACAATTCAGATACTGGATAAATCTTGGTCGGCAAGCGGCACGCGTTTAGAACAAGCGGCGACCTTCAACGCCAACACCACCGCTACTGGCCCGGTGATCTGCTTGATGCGTTCTATCTTCCGTTCGGGTGTGCCAGGATTTGCAGTGACCAACTTGCAAAACTATTCAGGCGGCACTACATCGGTTATTGCCGCATCGCTATCTGATGCAACAGGCTGCGGAAGTCTGACGCTTGCCACCTATTTCAAGCAAGCGATCGAACGACAGACAACCGCAGGAGCAACAAAGAAGCGCGTGATCGTCTTTATAAACATGGGTATCAATGACGGCACGGCAACTTGCACTGCGAATTATGTATCAAACACCCAAGCAATCATTGCTCAGTGCAAGACGGCATGGCAGACTGCTGGCGGTGAATCAGCGGATCTCGGAATCATTTGCACCGTCTCGCATTCGACATCAACATTCTCGCCAATCGGTGCTAACGCGGCCGCAAGTTCTTCACTTGTTGGAGATCCTGTAGTCCACTTTGTAAACATCACGCCAACCGGGACTAGTTACAGCGATAAATACGGAACTATTGAAGCGCATCTGAGTCAGGCTGGTTACCGCTTCGCCGTTAATTTGGCATTCCAGGCGATCATGACATGATCTACATCGCCGTCATCGTCGCTTGCCTATTGACTGGATGCGCTTCGCAGACGGCGATGATCTCACAAGCAGCGACATCGAGCGCGGCCAGTGCTGCGCTGGCACGTGCGTACCTGGTGCGGGCAAGCGCCGAACTTGACAGCATTGAGGCGCAAGCCAACGCGGTGCACCAAGCCATACCGTATGTCAGCGATGACACCCATCCGATCTTCAGTACGCTGACCTACATGAGCATCGGCGCATCGGTGCTCGTAGCCGGTGCACTGATCTACATGTACATACCACGGAGATAAGGAATGCTGACTACAACCCAATACACGATCTGGATGGTGGCGCTACTCGTAGTCACGTTTGCGGGTGGATGCTCAGTCGGAAACACGTTTCGGAAGTTCAGACCAGTCAACGCTAAGAAAGCAAAAAAATGATCATTATTTCCTCGGCGGAAAGCCTCATCGGTAGTCTTTGGTTCGGCATCATGCTTGGCGT